GTATGCATCAGTATCAGATAGATAGTGGTTAATTGTATAACCCTCTGGTAACATACCCATGTTTCTGAGTGCATTGATATCATTGTCAGATGTACCAACTCTGAGGGTAGAATTTAATATTCTATCAGCTACAAATTGAATGTTTACTGGGATAATTAATTTTCTTCCCTGCATTGCAATTTTTAGTCCTCTTTCATCGATGAAACCTGCAATATCAATCATTGCTTGCTCTAATGATGTTTCGTTCAAGTCAGCATCAGTTGAACTTCTGTTTGAAAAAGTTCCACCTAAAGCAGTTGGGTGTGCAGTGTTTACTAATGAAACACCATCACCACCAGCAGTTGAGAACGCATTATTTAATATGTTCGCTGCTTTTGTTTGCTTTGTGTATGCCATTGAACGTGCCAATGATCTAGTGTATCGAGCAGATAAAGTGTCGTAAAGATTGTCTTCGACTGCTTCCTCAGTTAAACTGAATGCTAATGCAACAGTTTCGTGAGAATATCTAGCTGTGAAAGATTCTTGTGCAGTGTCAAACTGAACAGCAGCACCTTCTTGCTTTACAGCAGCTTCGCCAAATCCAACTAACATTACCTCTTCTTCAAAAGCTCTGTCACTAGTTTCTTGGTCAAATATTTCAGCATGCTCGTTCTCATAACGAGAATACTCCATTCCGAACAAGGCGTTTAGGCCTGGTTCCAGTTCTTTCGCCAGTTGGGCTCTATTAATAGCCATGGTAATCTCCTATTCGCCTTTTACGAGCTACCAGTTGTACCAGTGCCACCATTCAGTTCATGGTTGTTAATCTTTACGACAAAGATCGAGTTATTCGCTGTTGCGTCATTACTCGGAGTGTCATAAAAATCAATCAACTTCACTTGAAGTGCAGCCGTAGTATTTTTGGAACTCGAATCAATTTCAACGCCTGATACACCCGTAGTGGTGCTACCAGCCCCGAAAACTAGATTACAGTTTTCATTTAAATTTGCAGCTACTAGATTTGTTGCGTCTGAATCTTGCTGACAGATAAATAACTGATGAGGATCATCAGCTACAAATGCTATCGCATCAGATGCTACTGTTCCATTAGGGAACGTATTATTAAATCTAGGCTTTGATGTACTTGGGTCTGTATAAAAACAACCCATAAATACTCCCCTTATAGCGTCGCCCGCTGTTGCTATAACGATATTTCCATCGTTACCTTGTTTAACTGGATCTCCAGTAAAAAGTCCGCTTGCGCCACTTGCAATAGAGTATTTAGTAGTACCAGTAGTTCCGCCTGGGGCAGAACCAACTTTAGCTATTGGTCTTAAACCAAATGCTTGGTCTATGTTAGCCATAGTAGTCTCCTAAATTATTTCAGAGACAATCATCTTACTAATTAAGACTTTTTGCCCCCAAATGTTACTCTGCTTTGCCTGTCTTGTGAGATAGGCATTGCGGGGTGCTCGTCTTTGTGTAGATCTTCCTCTATTGCTTTTGTCTTATCGTTTGTAAGATTACGAAAATATTCATCTCGATCCTCTTTTACTTCGATAGGACATCTCATTAGTAGAAGTCCACCTGTACCAATAACGCCTTTGTATTTACCATCCTCAATGTGAGGTAAATCCATTCTGTCAGGATACTCATCAGCTCTTACAAGCTCATATCCACTTCGTAATCTACCGATGACATTTTTTTCATCTTGTTGACCACGATACTCAGCTCGTACCCACCTGTGGTGATAACCCTCTGGTGGTTCCGGTGCGTCAAGGTTTGATGGAGGAACCCATCCCCTCTTGCGAGTCACCTTTTCACGGGTTTCTAATTTGCGTGATAGATTTTTAATTCCTTTAGTAGTCATTTACGCCTCCTTCACGTGTTTTGCGTATTCTTCAAGTGGCACACCAAGTTTTTTTGCAATAGCTACCTGTGAAGGTGTGAGTCTCACAGTGCGACGTCCCGATTTTGTAGATCTATTTGCAGACGCAACCGGAGGGACGGATTGTCGGGTGGTCTTGTTGGTATCCCCAAATTTGTGAGGAAACTCTTTTCTCATTTGATTGTCAAGTTCTTTATAATATTCTTCTGATTTAGGATCAAGAGCTTCTTGTTCTACTAATCTCTTATGAATACCAAAAGCCGCATAAGTCATAACCTCATCTTTACCAAACCACTCATTATCCTCAGCCCACTGTTCGGCTCTTGGATCAGGTTTTTGATAAGCAGGCTTTTCAGGCTCCTTTGGAGAATTAACAACTTCTTCTTTTTGTGAAAGTAATTTTTCTGCTTCTTTTAATCTTTGTTGATCAATTGCAATTTGAGCTAGTTGCTCTTGAGCTTTAACCACAGCATCATTATCTTTAGCTAGTAAAGCTCTTTTTAAATTATCTTTTATTACTTCTGATTGAGTATTAACTCTTTCTTTAAATTCAGCAGTATAACCTGAATCTAATTCTTTTGTTTTTGCTTCAAGATTTTCGTTTTGTTTTTTTATCTTTTCTGCGTACTCTAGAGCTGCAGCCTCTCTTCTTTCAGCCTCACGCATTTTTTTAGTCAATTTATCAATACGTTTTTTTACTGATTCAGAATACTCATCTAATTCATCATTTTTTGTAGTCTGTTTAGATTGTTCCTCGACGACAACTTCAGGCTCTTTAGTTTCAATTTTTTCTTGAGATTCATCTTTTGAATCTTTAATTTCTACATCAACAGGATCACCAGAGGTGTCTATAGGCACCATTTTCTCCTGCTCACTTTGTACTTGTTGCATAGACTTCTCCATGGTTATAAAATATTAGCTGGCAAAATATCTCTAGGATCATCAACGACAGCCAGTATTTCATCGTCGTTAATAATTCTTAACTCACCACCATCTATTTTTATTCTAGATCCTGCGTAACGAGTTATTAACACCCAATCGTCCTTTTTACACCAAGGACCATCAGGAAATCTGTCTTTGTCTTTATATGCACTAGGGCCAACTTTTAAGACTTTACAAATATTAGTTGTAATTTGTGATTCCTGTATAGTTTCATCTGTTAAATGAATCCCACCTTTTGTTTTACCTTCTAATTTTAATGGAAATAAAACTATTCTGTACCCTGTTGGCGTGGGTACCTTTTCTAATTCATTCTTCTTTTTTTCAGCCGTTGCACCATCCCATACGTGCTTTGGCATGAGTATTTTAGTCATCATCTAGCTCCGTTTTTCTAAGCAGGTCCGTGAGTTCCTGTTCCTCTTGTTTTAATGCTGCTAATTTTCCAGTAAGATATTTATAATCTGCCCAATCTTTAGCGAGTCCGTTAAGTATAGACTCTTCTACTTGCTTTTGTCTACTAATTAATTCTTTTTTATAAAAAGTAAAAAAATTTTCTATCCGCATGATTTCATTAATTCAGCTAATTTTTTACATCGGTTTGGTGTTTGTTTGTTCCATCTTGAGTCAAGCATCTCGTAACTTGCACCAATAAAATTAGCTTCTTGCAGGCATTTCCACATGTTTTTAAACTTAGCTACTCCGTACTGTCCAAGTTGGAAGCACATTTCTGCTAACACGTGTTGCGCTGTTTCAGGTAAATCATCAATATTATTTTGAGTCATTAATTGTTTAGCTTGAGCTATTGCTCTACTTAAATCTTTATCAAATACTGATTGTAATTCTTCTTCAGTGTATTCTTGATCGGGAACAAAAGGATCTCCTACAACAACTTTATGACCCCAGCCAATGGTGTCAAACCCCTCGGTATCTTGATAAATTTTATTTCTGAACCCTTCACTTAATTTTACTGATTTAGATAATTCTTCGTAACTCATTATTTCTTTTTAAATAGACCTATCGCACTTGATCCAGCCTTGATGCCAAAGCTTGCAGAAATCGCAATATATAATAAATTGTGATAATACGACGGTAGGTCTTGCAAAGCGAGAAACCCTTTATGAACATGATCTTGTAAAGGCGTGAAGACTAAAACTGCTGGAAGAAGTAGTACAATTAATGCTACCTCATCTTTCCACGATCCTTTCATTTGATCGACAGCACTTTGCTCCCATGCAACTTTTCCAGCTATCTGATCTTCTTTAAGTTTCTGTGTTGCTTTGATTGTTGTTAATTTTAATTCTTGTTTTGCTTTCTTTGTTTCTACAAAACCCTTGACGCCATCAGCGACGACGCCAAGAAGTGGTTTTGCTAAAAGTTGCCACATATAATTTTAGATTGCTCCTATAATTACAATTACAATTACTGCCACAATACCAGCTTTAATCCAATCTTTCATTTTCCAATCAGACCATTCTTTTAAGTGATCGATTAAGTCTCTAATTAAATTCATAGAAACCTCCTTTTGATTTAATAAAGTATACTATTTTACGCCTTTAAAAGCTACTTTTTTTATTTGCATATTACTAGTCTGTCCTTTTGGTCCAGCACCTTTATTTTTTTTAACAACAAATGGTGCGTAAGTTACCGCTGCATCAGATGCAACAATAGTATTTGGAAAAGGATTCTTACTAGGAACCTCAGTCATTTTTGCATTTTTAAATTTCATTAAAATCCTCTCTTTGCTATACCCATACCTTTTATGGTTATTCTTCGTTTTATACCAGTTTTTTTATTTACTGAACCACCTTTTTTGTATTTTTTTGCAAGTTCAGGGTCCATTTTTTTTTGAACAGCTTCAGC